CTCCACTGGTGGTATAAAAAAAGGTTCTTACTTTGCCAGAGGCAACTTCTTCCTCGGGAAGAAACTCAGTTTTCGTAGTTACATGCCAAATAGGGTGACAAGGTTTAAAGAACGAATCAATAAACTCTGGACACTCCATAACACTTCGCTTTGACTTGTAACCCATATTCAACCAGGGCTTCCCGGGGGAAGATTCCTTGTTAACTTGGATTTCAGGCTGAGGCTTAGAGCCAACCAAACAAGACAACATACGGGCAGTATACTCGCCTGCGAGCGCCCAATAGGGACTCTGCCGAAATGAGAAATCCGGTTTGGAATCACATTTCTTAACAGAGACTATTAAACGCTCAAGGTTTTCCACTGCTGGCGTGTGTTGTGCTCCGTCAATAAGGGGGATCCATTTGTCATTAGTTCCGAGGAACTGACTAACATATGTATCCATTACCTTACAGCCAGGTTTGGATTTGGCAGGCACATACAAATTCTGAGCAACGAACAACGGAACAATATTTTCAAAAAGAGGCCGTCTGATAGGCTTTTGCGCAGATGTGATTATTTCAGGGAATCGAAATTCCATGGAACTTTCACGTATTTCTCCCGCCCACGTCTGGACGACATCTAAAAATCCGCGGGCGTGTATTCTTCTAAAGAAGAAGTCGACACACGTCCTGCAACATTAAATTTTGTCGTGGTTCCCTTGTGGATTGCTATGACAGTGTTTTGAGCATCTATCAATGGGGCTCCACAAGTTCCATACGTTGAATCGCACCGATGGATTAGGGCTCCTGCTCCATCTACAACGAAAGTTGAGACGGACGAAGTCCATGTTCCCTTGGCACTATGGGTAAGAGAAACTTGAGCATAGGGCGACTCGAGGACATCCCCTTCAGCCAATTTAAAGACCTTGGTCTTTATCTTGAGTGGCTTTACAAATTCTACACAAATCATATCGTCAGACTTATTAGGATGATAGGATAATTTCATCCCAGTCCAGTCAATGCTTTGATGCGCACCGCTTGGATGGATGATCGTAAACTTCTCACCTTGATGGTTCTTGAAGAAATGATATGTAGAGAGATATTTGTTTTCACCAACACAGGTTAGATGCACAGAATCACAATCTTTCGATGGTTTCCCATCTTCAAATTGGCCAGCGTATATAACTGGTATCTTATGAGACTCCTTGGGGGGAACAGCAATTGTTCCTAACATAGCTGACTCACTTACATACCTTAAAGATTCCGGTGTATGGGTTTCCTTAAATTCTATAGTAGCAAAGGTCTTCGTTTTAGGAAGAGGGTTCCTTGTCTCTTTTAGAATAGTCACAGGCTTAGTCTGGGTTTTATAGGCTCCAAAGAGTCCTGGCAGCTTAACGCTGTCAGATTCAACTCCTTTAGATCTACAAAACTCACAAAAAGCCTTGAAAGACATCCCCGAAGGGATATCTTTTACACGTTGGGGTATTGTCAATTGCAAAGCATTTGACACCACCACTTTCGTTGCATCATGTCCTATGGCGTTAGCCACCTTCGCTGAATTCTTCACGGCCTTTGGTTTCCCTTTGGTCTTGATATAGTTCACAATCTGTGGGGCAGTTCTCCCCTCCTCAACCAGAACGGTTTCAGAGGGTTGCACTACCTGCACATTTTGCTTACGAAGTTTGTCCACGAGTTTTTCTAATTTCTCAATTCTACGCAACAAGTCGGATTGATTTTGCGACTCTAGAGTGATAGGTGTGGCCAGGGAATGGTTAGCGGGAAAACCCATCAACTCAACCAAAAGGGCGCACGGTTTACCAGTGACAACACTCCACTCGACTCTTCCCAGTAAAATACTGGATAAAATCCGAGCGGATTGTTCATCAAAAATACGTGTGTCGCATCCTTTTTGCATTGCTTTGTAGACTCTCATCTTGCTAATTTTCTCAGGCCACGTGAGCTGGATATGACCACGTTGGTTTGCTAACGTTTCCATGCTTAGGAGCGTTAAATTAAGTTTCGACTCCTTACGGAGACGCGATTCCTCATCGGTATCACTTAATAAATCGTTCCACATGACTCCATCAGGCGAACGCCACGTGTGGTCAACTACAAGGTGATCAAATGGTCCCACTTTGACACGAGTGTCAGAGTAGTCATTTTCCTCATAGTTATCCATTGACATTGAATCATTATCATCATCAGACGTAGCAATATCCCTACCATCCCGAAGGCGGTAAAGTGCTTCATCGAAATCAATCGAATGATTCTCCATCCATTGCTCAACATACCACTCATCCACATTACCATCCTCGAAGGCCTGTATAAGCGACTTGGCATACTCCGCTTCGGTGGTCA